ACTTAGCGATGAGCGCGGCGTCTTCAACGACAACAACGTTCGGGCGGTAGAAGTTTTCCGGGTCGTTGTAGCGAACATGCACGCTGGTACTACGAGTCTTGAGCGAGCTGCCGGAATACTCAAAAACACCACCGACAACGTTGGCATTGGTGTAGATGTGCGAGGCCGCAAGCGCCGTGCCATCGAGGTTGCCGTGATCTGCCGCAACTTGGATGACATTGTTCGACCAAAACAGGATGCCTCGGAATACCGAAGCCATGTCCATCAGGACGTTATAAGCCTCGGCGCGATCACCGATCACCACATTGCAGGCAAAGCGCGGTTCCCTGCTGCCGTCAGGGTTCACCACCAGTTGGTTGGCGTACTTGGCGACTGGGTACAGGTCGATCCAACTCAGGTTTTCTGCCGTGACGAATTGACCGGCGCCATAGCGGCGATTGGTGAGCAGGTCATAAAAACAGCAAACCGGACAGGTGGTCCACTTCTCAGCGGTCTGCAACGCACCGTTGAAGCTGGCATCGTTGAAAGTCAGCCTGCCATCAGATTGAACGGTAGCGCCAGTTGGAATCTTGACGAGGCGACCTTGGATCAGGTACGCCCGTGACGGCAGGCTGCTGAACGCCTTGGTGGAGATCGAAAGCTCAGCCAGTGCTGAGTAGTTGTAGTTGACGTTCTGGGAGATCGTTTCGGTGTACGACGCCCAGATGATCTGATTGCCACGGTTGTTGGCGATTGGTGTGTTCTGTGGCGTGTCTTGAAAGCTGGCGTACTTGATCTCAAAGTGCCCTTCGCCCAGATCAACCTTTTCGACTTTGATATTCCATGGACCAGCACCGAAGGTTTTGAGGTTGATAACGCCGGTGCTGTACTGGTAGTTATTGGTGGAAACGCCGGTGATGGTTTTATCCGATGCAATCTGGAAGCCGGTGCCACTGCCCTTGGCTTGCACATAAATGCGGATCCGCAGCGTGCCGCCGAATAATTGCCCCTTGGCAAGGCTTTCCTGCGCGACGGAATACAGCTTGGGAACAGTGAACAGCAGCTCTACGTTGTCAACGGTCGGGTCGATGATCTGGCGCGTGACCGTACCGCCGCCGTACTTTCTATTAACAACCTCGTTGTTGCTGTTTAGGTCTTCGCTGTAGTTTTCGCCAATTTCTTGGTTGACATCAGAAACTTGCGAGACGCCATCGTTAAACCAGTACGTTGTACCTTGACGGGCGGCGCCAACATAAGACGCGGCGGCAATATCTTCCGGCTTGAAGTTATAGGTGCCGTCACTGTTCTGGATCGCGGTCTCGTTGAGGTAGGTGCCCTTCAGACCGTTGATCACACCACCAATCGGACCCTCGCACAGCAGGTCCAAAACTTTGATCGTGGTGACTGAATTAAGTGCCATGTCAGTAGAGCTGGTATCCGATGCTGTTTAGACGCAGGTAGATCGGGTTGCTTCCGGTGGTGCCGTTTGGTACGGTCTCGGCGTTGATCACCTCAACCTGCACCGTCACAAGGCTTTCCGTTTCGATGTCGCCCAGCTCCAGTCGGTGCATCCAGCCAAAGAACTGACCTTCAAACAACAAACCTTGGATCGTGGCGGAATCAGCAGCAACCAAGAACCCGTCAGCGATCTCAGTGCCACGGTAGACCTTAATTTCGTAGGAGATGTAGCCGTCAACAAGGGTGGTGCCAGCGCCGCCGGCAAAGTCATATAACCCGTTTTCAAGCGACAGGGCGACATTGAAGTCGGAGTATTGAACCGTGCTTGCTAGGTAACCGCCGTAGACCTGTAGTGATGCAGTACGGCGTTGTTCTCGAACATCCGTGCGGATCAGTTGCGGATTGTTCGTGACGCCACGAGAACTAACCTCACTGAAATACGCCTGTGTGTTGAAACGGGTTTTGTAGACGCGCCGTGCGGTTACACCGGATTTGTCAGAGAAATTATCGGTGAGGATTTCGTTGCCAAGCCGAATGGTTTGCGTACCAGGAGCGCGGAGGCTGCTCAACACCGGATCGGATTCGTCGGCAATTTGGAACTTGGACTTGAGCAGGTGGCTGCCGATCAGGACTTTGCCGTAAGCCAGTGGCACCGTGGCGCCAACACCGACAGAATTTGCAGCGCCTGTATAGGCGTAGGACTGCTGACCGTCGATGCCGGAGGTGACATTTTCGGGACCATTGGTGCGGTTGCGGCTGCCCATGCGACTGCTGCCGCCTGCAAAATTCCCGCCAAATCCGCCGAGTGTTGGGATCTGTGGTTGCGGGGAGATCATTTGTGCCACACCAGTAAGGGCAAGGCTTAAGCCGATTCCGCCAATAGCAGGCAACAAAGATGTAACCGCAATAGGGGCGCTCAATCCGAATGCCCCAATCGCAGCAGCGCCGAAGGGGTTGATTATTGCGAGTGCAATTAAACCAATACCCGCCAATATCTTCCCAACATCTTCGCCGCTACCACTAACAACAGGAACAATGACTAACTCGCGCTCGCCAAACGGCAAAAGTAAGTCTTCGTATTCAAAATCAACACCGCCCTGAATAACTTGATAACCGATCCCGTTTTCTTCTGATGCCAACAAATAATCTTTAAACTCCGGCATGTTGATGCACAGAAGTTTGATCGCGTCAGCGCCGTTTCGCAGGTTGTAGTAGGTGTGCTCAGCGCCGAAGCGTTCGCCCAACTCACCCATCAGGCAGACCCGCTGCATATCGGTAGACCGCAGCAATGCTCCTTACATAGTAGCTGGATAGCCACTCCACACCACTACGTCGGTCGCGCATGTGGTGCAGGATCCGCCATGGCTCCACAAAGATCGCCGCGTGCATCGGTTCGATGGTGCCCAGCTTCATGATCGCCACGTCGCCCGGCTTGCGCTGCTCAAATGCCACCCGCTTAAACCCCAACGCCTCGGCTTCCCGCAAGTAAATGCTGGGTGTGGTCTCCAGATCATCCGGTCTGGCATAGTCCGCTAGCTCCACGCCCTGCAGCCTGAAGTAGTCCCGCACCATCGTGTAGCAGTCACGCCCTTCGTCGTTCCACTCCAGATCGATTAGGGATTGATAGTCAGCCATTGATCCTCCGGCAGGCAGTAGATCAGCCACGGCACCCCGCTTTGCAGGCAGGCACGCTGGTCAAGCTCGCTGGCAGGACCCCCTTTGGGGTGGCTATGGACAACAGCAAGCACCTCACCATTCAATGAGGCACGGTAGTAGTCGCGGGGATGCATGACAAAATGCTGCTCCGGTTGCTCGCAAACATTGCGGCACGGCCAATACATCTGCCCTGTTGGCGTTTTAATCACCACGCCGCAGGCTTCGTAGGGCGCTGCCGACTTGGCGTGCCGTTCAGCCTCAGATCTGGATGCGGGAGCCAGGATAACCACCATGCGGATAGCTCGAAATACCTTGTGACTGGAAACGGATTTTGCAGCTATTAAAGCGCTTGCCGCAAACATCGTTGGCAGCACTGGTGGCATTGTCGTTTACGTCGAAGTAACTACTGCCCGTGTAGCCACACTCAACGCCGCGATACACCCATGGGCAGTAGTCCTGCACTTGCCTGCCGGGGAGTTGCAGGTTGGTCAGATCCAGCTTGCTGATCAGTTCAAACTCGACGAGCTGGATGTTCTCCTTGGATATGCGGTCGATGTACCAGATCTGATCCTCAAACTTCGCAGTTGGGTCGGCAGTTGGATTGACGCCACCGACGAAGTTGATTGGATCGAGGAATTTCTTGCAGGTACGGATGCGGGTGACCTTGGCTTGCAGTGGGTTGTACGCCAGCAGCAATGCCGAGATCGCGCCAGTCGCGTTGGCGATTCGCATCGTTGGGCGTGGCAAGGCGCCCTTTGATGTCAGCTCGAAACCATCGACCTCAATCGGTGCGGCGCTGTAGGTAATCCCTTGAAACACCACATCAGCAGTCAGGTCGTTGGTGCCAGCGTGGTAATAAAAGGTGGTGTCGATTCCGTTGACTGCGGCGGTTAGTTGCAGTTGAAACAGTTCGATAATCGCTGAGGGATTCAGCGACTGGATTTGCGTTTGGATTGAGGTAGGTGTCGTCATGCCTCAAACACCTGACGGAATGTCGCTTCAATAGTTGCACGACCTGTATAGGGAATGGTTTTTGACCACTCCAAACACACCCATTTATATGCAGTCGCTTCTGCTGGTGGGGTCCAATCAAAGCTGGCACCATCGGCGGCACGGGCATCCAAAAACGTTTCAATCGTGTCTGAATTTGCCTCTGTAATGTTGTTCCACGACAGCGCCCATTCTTTTGGATTTTGATTGATGCCTATGCTGACGCGCTGTTCGTAACCATCTCCAAAACTTACAACTTGTGTCTTGGGTCTGCTGGTTTTTTGTGCGCCATAACTCGGCGTGATTGCAGGGAAAGTGGCCATTACGCGAGGATGCCTCCTGGACGGCGTTGCTTAACCAATTCTGCCTGCACAGCAGCCGCGACGACCTTGCCTAGCTGACCAGCCTTACTGGAATCGCCACCCGCGCTAGTGCCATTGGCATCAACGTTAACCACAATGTTCGCTCCGCCACCAAAGCCGCCCGCAGGAGCGATGCCACCGCTACGACTCGGCATGAAGAGTTCAGGACCGCGCTCACCGACGAGGTAAGGCTGACCGGCGGTAACGCTGCCACCCATTGCTCTTAAATTGATCCCGCTAAATGCAACTGGATTAAACTTTACGTTTGGCAGAAAGCCACCCGTTTTGGGTCCAAGTAGCCCGCTAATAGCATTTATAGCTTGATTGATTACAAATATACGCAGAAGTTGATTGGCGATATCAATCAACACTCCAGATGCAATTTGGCGAAGGCTTGCGCCAAAATCCTGACTTCCTTGAATCAATGCATCAAATGCTGATGCCATTCCACCGCCGATGGTACCAGCAATTCCATCTGCTAATTCTTTCTGTTGCTTTTGTTGTTCTGTTAACTCAGTTGCTAAATCTAGATTTTTGCTATAACCGCTAGCTGCTTCAGATAGTTTTTCAACCATTTTAGGCAATGTATTATTAGCCTGCTCTTCCTGTATTTGCTTCATTGTTTGATTGTATTGCACCATCACGGCAAATATTTCTGATTCGCGCTGATTAACGCCTATTTTCTTTTGGCTAATATCAAGCAGAGCAAGTTGTCTGGTGTAAAAGGCTTCTTGTTCTTTGTTTTGTTGAAGTTGTGCAACACCAAGTTTTAAGCGCAAATCAAGCTCTTGTCTAGCGATATCTGTTATTTTTTCCGACTGTGTTTTTCTGCCGCCACCAGCGCCAGCGCCACCGCCTGTAGCACCACCCAACGCCGGAACTTCAAATAAGTTATTTCCCTGTTTTGCACTTGACTGCAACTGCTTTTGTGCCGCCAAATTTTCATTAATTTTTTGCAAAATTGTACCCTGTAATTGAACCGCACGATTTGCATTTGGATCGTCCGAGCCAACACTTTGAAGCAGGCGTTGATATTGCTGAAGTGCCTGCAAGTTTTGCTGAATTCCCGTCTTGTTGGACTGGCTTGTAATCTGCCCAATGCCCTTCGCAATTCTGTCTACAGCTTCACTTGTTGCGCCAATATTCAGAAACTGTCTTGCTCCGCCAACGCTACGTGTAAACCCACCACCACGCCCTGCAGCTAGTGCCGCATTAATTGCATCTACAACAGCAATCGCCTGATTGAAAATCGCCTTAAGTGCCGGTGTAAGTGCTTGGCCAATACGACGAGCCAAAGCATCAACACCATCCTGTAAGGTGCTAAGTTTTCCGCTCAAAGTATCTGATTGAGCAATAGCGCCATTCGCGTATTTGCCGCCAGTGCTGGTTAAGCGCTGCAGTGCAACCTCAACCGCCTTGGCGCTAATTTGACCTTTGCTTAGAGCCTTTTGGAACTCTTCGCCGGTCATCCCATACATCTTTCGCAGTTCTTCCTGAAGCGCAATGCCACGCTCCTGAAACTGCAACAGCTCTTCGCCTTGAAGACGCCCCTTGGCTTGAACTTGTCCATAGGCAGTAACCAAGCCTTGCAGTTCCGCGCCGGTAGCGCCCGAGGCGTCAGCCAATCTGCGCGTAGTTTCTACAACGTCTTTTGCCTGAACGCCAAATGCCTGTAGCCGTTTTGCCGCGTCAATTAATTCGGTGCTAGTGAACGGCGTGACAGCTCCTAATTGCTGCAGCTCTTCAATAATTTGCTTTGCTTGTTGAACACTGCCCGTTAATACCTGAAGACTTCTCGTTTGCGATTCAATCTCAGCGGTTTTTGCAAAAACAAATTTCGCCGCAGAAATGGCCGTAAAGCTAGCAGCAAGTCCAGCAACTGCATTTTTTAAACTACCAACACCAGCCTGAGCAACCTTCGATGCTGCATTGACCTGCTGAAGATTGCGTACAGCATTTTGACTGTTTACTTGTACGTCAACGACAGCAACGGCCACGGCAGCGCACTAACCCTGTCCTTGCAGTCTATCGCCGTGCTCTGGCGTTGGCCTTGTCCATCTCCTGCTTTTCGCGCTCACCCTTGACTTCGTAGTAAGCGGCGAACATCACAAATTCAGCCTCGGTCAACTGGCCGCGCAATTCACTGACGGTTTTGCCTAATTCGGTTGCTAGGAAGAACTCAAAGAACAGCCAAGAGTCTTCCTTTAGTCTTTTTTTGCTTCGTCCAGCAGCGGCGGGGCACCCAAGCCAAACAGAAACAGCTCAAGCTCGTTCAGTACCGATTCAGGCA